GTTGGTCTTCTTTGATATCTGTACGATGATGCTTACCACGGTACAAATCAATTAGACGACTCCAAAGGTCGTCGTAGCGTTCTTCTACTCTCCAACGGCGAGACTGCTCAATCTTCTCTCGATACTTCTTCAACAACTCAGTATTGGTTATCCGTGCCATTAGTTTTCCTCTCGCCCTTTGTGCCAGCCAAGATGGCTGTCAACTTTTTCTCCAACTTTGTCTACCTTACGACCAATTTGACGTAAAAGAATTCTTGCTTCGGCATGCTGTTCTGAGTTTTCTTTTCGCAGTCTGGTAGCTACCACAACAAGTGGGCCCGTAATCAAAGCAACAACGATTGGAACCCAAACTTCAGCCACGGCACTAAACCCAACGACTGCCAACAGGTTCAGCGTTAATGCCATTTATCTTGGCATCCGCAACCTGCTTATCTTGGCGCTCCTTAATGGTAGGACCATGAAAGTCTTCTTTGCCATAGGTAAAACCCAAATTGACTGTGCTTATGTGGCATTTAAAACAAATAGCACCCCGCCTTGGCAATTCTGGTGCATAAAACTCAGCCGAACAGTTATCACAAGTTATAGAAATCATCAATACAATCCTAAATCGTTACTTTTCTAACATTTTCTGCACCAATTGGCTGCCTACCCGGCTTTGGTGCTTTAAGTATATGTTGACCCCACCAATCAAACGTATTCTTTTTAGGGGCTACAGCAACTCGGTACTCTGGCAACCAAACATACTTCAACATCTGATTAGAAATAGCCAAAGACATAACCCTGTCATCATGCGGTGAACCGTGCATCTTGCCGTTCTGTTGACGAATAAAAGTACGCAACTCACCAACAGTTGCCTTACACGCAATATACAAAGCACCATCTCGCATGTTGCCGTTTAACTCATCAATAGCCAAAGGCTTAGAAACAGATGTAGTACGCCAACCCAAAGTCTCACTAACCGTAGGGTTGCGTTGACCTAACCGTCTTTGACGAAACAGGTTCTTGTATCCCACGCGTTGCAACCCTTTTAGGGTTGTCAACCCGTGGTTGTTTGACTCAACACCGATAAGACAATGGTTGTACCACCAACCCAAAGCAAACAACACTTCTTCACCAAATATGTCTGCGTCCACATGACCATGCCAATGTGCCACAACCAGCCCTGTCTCAACATTGATTACATGCGCAGAGCTGTAGTCACCATGCCCAAGACCTTCGGCAACGTCAGCACCAATAACATAAACCTGTCCACGCTCAGGGAACTCCCACACAGCTAGTTCGCCACCATCTTCTCGAAACTCGTAAACACCACGACCCATTCCCTTATGCAAATAGCCACGCTTAGGTTCTTCGCTCTCGTACGCGCGTAAGGCTTCCAAATCAAACACAGGACGACCAGAACGAATAAACGCTTCATCTGGGTCGGACGGATATTCTTGCGCCATTTGCCAATCAGGCAAATCACGTTTCTTGGCTTCATACCAAGCCTCGTCACGGTCACCAGCAGACCACGGAAAGAAGATACCAGTAAACCTGTTTGTGTTGGTTTGCGAACCAACCCACAACTCGTGAAAGATATTGCCCTCACCGTTAGCGGTGGACAAACAGATAACACGACCACCAACGTCAGCAATAGGTTCAATAGATGCCCACGCTTCGCTAGGGTTCGGCAAGAACGCCATCTCGTCAATAATTACCAAGAACACCGATTCACCACGAGCAGGGTCATTACCTGATGGCAACGACTCAACAGCAGACTCGTTGGCAAACACAATCTTCAACTGGTTATCTGACAACAGTTCTGGACCGTGAGCTTTCATCCAGTTAGGCAACATCTTGTAGCCGTACTTAGATTTCTGCAACAGCTTGGCTGCTTCGCGTTCTGTGCGTGAAAGCATAACAATGAATCTGTCTGCCCAAAAGAAAGCTAACCAAAAAGAGTATGCAGATGCCAGGGTCGAGAACCCGATTTGTCGTGCTTTGAGAACAATGGAGTATCTGGTTGATAGCCAGGTTTCTATTGTTTCTCGTTGCGCTTCACGCAACTCAAACTTGATACGACCCCGCTCAGGGTGGCGTATCATCCAATAGTTGGAGCAGAAATGCTCAAACGCAGCAACCTGTTCTTGCAGAGTTGCTGTGTCTGAACCTTTACATTTTCTCCATTCCTTCTCGTTGAGAAGGTCTGTGAGTTCCATTACTTCCTTTTACGAACAGCTTTCCTGCCGAACGCTGGGTCGCTGGAGTTAGCCCATCGAAGCGCTGGTGGAATCAAAGCAGCAACAGCTGCTTTGCCCAAGTCTTCTGGGGCATAGTTACCTGTAGCGGCAACAGCCACGACAGCACCAACAACGCTACGCAAATATGATTGCAACGCTGCTTTTTGTTGTTTACTTATTGTCATTTTGTTCTCCTTAGGATTGCTGGTAGCGGTATCAGCCACTTAGTTAAATAGCGACTCACATCTATTACTTAAACTTTTGCCCAAGACACCAGCATACCAAAGAGTTTCTAGTTCCTTTAGTTATTGGCTTTATTCTGTGAACCATAAAAGAAGGAAAGACAATTAAAGTTCCTGCCGACATTTTAGGTTGGTCGTGGTCAAAATCAAAAAACTCAAATTGTCCGCCATCAAAATTGTCATTCAACAATAAAGTTGCCGATAGTTTTCGTGTCAAAGGTTCAACATTTTTACCTAAAAACATATCCATATGCCAATCATATTTAGACAATTTGTTTGATTTATATTCAGTAAATTGCAAGTTGTTAAATCCAGTCAAATCAAATTTATAAAAAGTTTGATTTAACTCATCTATTGCCCAAGCAAGTCTGTCGTAGAACCATTTTGAGTCATCAATATATTCAACCCAAGAAATATCAGAAATGCGAATTTGTTTGTTTACTGTTTCCCCATCTGGCATACTAATTTCTGCTTCTAATTTTTGCAAACCACCGCAATACGACACAATTTTTTTGCACTCTTGACGATTAAATAATTCGTGTTTGAAACACCAAGCGTGTGTAATTGCTGACGCATCGTTTGGATTGTAATGAAGCATCTAAAGTTAAGTAATAACTGGTGCAACAAACTCGTCTAACACAGCGTTATAGATATGTGAGATACCTGCGTATGTGCCACGAAACGGTATCTTATTAGATTTGTGTAGCGATACACCGTTGTCATCACGGTAAGTATTATACGAAGTGCGCTTACAAACTTGTCCACGAAAGTTCCCATACCAAATCTCAGGCTCAAGACCTTCAATCAGTTCTGTTTCGTCAATACCCGTAATCACTTCGGTTACAACATTATTTGCGTCAAGAAATGCGTAGTGTGCCATTATGCCCAACTCACATTTCCTGTGCCAGCAGTAATCGTAACTATCGTGTCATCACCATTGGTTGTTGATGTTCCTGTCAAGCCTGCGCCGATAGTGATAGTTCCACCTTTTGCGGTTTTATATCTCAACACAACAATTCCAGAACCACCGTTACCAGCACCAAAACTTTGTGGACCGCCACCGCCACCTGAACCTGTGTTCACTGTGCCTGCCGTTCCAACAATCCCACCAGTTTCCGTGCCACCTGTTCCGCCACCGCCTGTGCCACCAGCCTGACCAGCAGCACCACCTGAACGAATTGATGCACCGCCACCGCCACCAGCGTAAGTTACTGAACTGCCCGTGATTGTTGAAGCAAGTCCATTGCCACCCACACCAGCCGTTGTGCTTGACGCAGCATTTGCACCAACTTGACTTGCACCGCCACCACCACCAGATGCTAAATGTGGGTCGGCTACATTTGCTTGACCACCGCCAAGTCCTTGCAGAGCCGTGCCAGCCCCACCAGTAGGTGCGCCACCACCACCGCCACCGCCACCAGAACCGCCAGTATTTCCATTTCCACTTGCTGCTGCACCGCCACCAGCAGATGTGATTGTGCTAAACACAGAGTTTGAACCATTTGTGCTGTTTCGCGATGATGCGCCAGCACCAACAGTTACCGTGTAATTTGTGCCCTTGACAATAGACACTTGGCTTTCTGCTGACGAGTTTGCACCGCTAGTTCCATACGATGTGCGATAACCGCCAGCACCGCCACCACCATAAAAACCACCGCCACCACCAGCAATAACAAGAAAATCTATGCCGACATAAGTAAACAATAAATCTGCTTGAGTCCAAGTAGAAACTGCTGTGCTAGGTCGTGTGCGCTGACCAAATCTAGACATCGCTAAACCTTAAACGATTTCGTTTACAAACCCGTGAATGATAACAACGTTCGCTGTTGCCGCAAACGCTTTAACAACAAGAGCAGTCGCGTTACCCTGCAACGGCAA